TAACACCCCAGCTTCAGTATCAGCGTCTGTTGTAAAGGAAGCAGAAGCCTCAGACTCATAACTATATCCAAAAGTGCTATCCTCCACCCTTACAGTATAAGTCTTACCAGCCAGTTCAACCTCAACAGTATCTCCTAATACCCAATTACGACCTCCGTTGTTCAGAGAAACCGTTGTCTTGTATACGGATTTATAGCTGTAGTCGACTGTTCCATTCCCCTGTTGCACAGCGGAGACAGTCACAACAAAGCCAGCGCTATCCCCTGCAGGGATGATATGAGGATCTATACCAGGGAAAAGAATAAGGTCCCTGTCGGTCTCTTGACGTACCAGGGCATCAATACCTTCCTCCCAGCTCCTACCTTCTTTTAAGGTGTAGTTAGTAATGTTAGCAGCGGACTTCCTATATGCAGGGCCTCGAACATAATTACCATCTACCCTTAACTCTAATCGAAAGTCGATGACACCAGCATCTGTCTCGACAGTGTGATCAGAGTATAAATAGGAACCATCTGCATAGTTTGCAGCGTTACCATGCTGCATCATACCGAATACATTGAAGCCCCAATCTGCCTGTCCAGATAGTTGGGCTCCCATTAAGTCTAGACGGGTTGGGTAGGTATCACCTTCAATATCTTCAGTAACTAATGTCGGAGTACATTTAGTCTCAAGCCTAAATCCAAGACCCTCTTTGTCTCCAGAACCGTCAACTACAAAGTTATCAATACCAGCGTTATCACAGGCTCCCCCATTATCCTCTTCAAAAGAGGCGGGCGATACAGACAACTTAGATGCTCGATTAACTTTAACCTGCTGTAGCTCATCACCATCACGCAAGAAATCAACACTATAAGTCGTGTTGTAGGCTACCTGATTGATGACAACTAAAGCCTGTCTGAGATTCTCGGTATCCGTCACAGACGACATGGATACAGTTTTCTCTGAGTTGATAAGGAAGGTGTAATCGTTGATCGTAAGAGCGTTAAGGCTATTAACATTATTTACGGCTATGTACTCAGCCGCAGACGCTTGCATGTTGACTGTCCGCTCGTCTCCTGTATCAGCAGTGAACACCCGGACAACCTGAGATGATCCATTGCTATACATACACACCATATAGCGCTCCTGGTTATCCCTAAAAACAGGGACCCATTTCGCATCAGCAGGTATATCAGAGCCTAAGTTTTTAATAAATTCAGTCCCAGGACGCTTAGTACATCCAAAAGTCGGATCTAAATATACGTTTGTTGCATGTCTTACTTGGCCAGGTATCTTTACGGAGTCAGGCTGAGCGCTCATTCCTCCCAAGACGTTACTAATTGTTTGAGAGATGGCAGCCATTAGTATCCTCGTAAAGCGTTAATAGGGTTGTAAGAGTTGTATTGGGTATAGCCGTCGTTTGTGTTAAAGATGCTGTAGTCACCCTGCTGGGTGTCGTACTCCATCAATGTTGCGCGAGACATAACCTCTTCACGCTGTCCGAATGCAACAGCCTCAGAGGACCCCACAGAGCGTCCTGCGAAGACATTACCTGCTCTGATAGTGATGTACTCCTTAGCTGCTTCAGGGAGATCCTCAAAGTCAAATAGCCAGGTTACATCGAGATTTTGTGTCCCCTCGAATGTATAGGAATGGGAAGCTTTATCGTAAAGTTTACCGCTACGAATAACGAGAAAACAATTCTTCCGACCGTTACTATCTAGGGCTAGTACGTTATCGGGGATGATGATATCCCCATTAGGATCAGGGGTAAAGGGGTAGGAGTATTCAGAGTTAAATACCCAACCCTCAGCCTGTACGGCTATGTTGACTTCAGATAAGACAGACTCAGCCATCTCAACTAAAGGGTTACCGCCGATCAATGTAGTTGTAGGAGCCTGACCGATATTGGTAAGGATCCTATTCACTGCGGCTAGTTTTGTTGTTTTACGTGCCATTAATTTCTAGGGAATGAGAAGCCCCGAGGGGCCGGAGCCCCAAGGGATAGTTATCAAGCAGCTTGGAGAGAACCAGCCACGGAGACACGCAGAGTGTCTGCTCCCATGGCCAATTTCCCGACAATTAAGTCTCCTTGGTATTGGACATGATAGTCCCCACTGGTTGTTTCAATGCTGGGGCCAATAGCCTCAACAGTTCCGGCGGCTTCCTTGTGGAAGACCAAACCAGCGAGAGCAGAGTTATCGATTACATAGCTATTTTCTTCGCCAGTAATCTGAGCATTAGCAGTTGCATCTTTGCCATACTGTGCAGCAAGCACGTTGGACTTATAGATACGAATACCAGCAATAGAATAGAGACCTTTGCCGCTATTCATATCACCTTGTGAGTTGCCAATTTCTCTGTTGAGGATATTTGTATCCACAGAAGAAATCAAACTGTAATACTGACGTGGGCTGAGAACAGCACAGCGTCCGTCTTGAGGAGCAGAGCGCTCATCGAGGACAGCAGCAGCTTCAAAGAAGCCGTCTACGATTGCTTGGGCATCGTTAGTATTACCGGCACCGATGTTAACTTGGAAGCCACCAGGCTCACCAGTAACAACGGAAGATTCAGTAGCGCCTTTAGCAAGAACACGGGCGATACGGTCATCATAATGGAGGGCTAAAGCCTCACCGATTTGCTTGGAGATCTCAGAGCGGGCAGACCACTGGCTGAGGATTTCGTCCAGGTCATATACGAACTGGCTGGAATACAGCAGAGAATCCATGACGATGGTCTTCTCGTTCGACTTCAGACCAGCGTCGGGTCCGATAGGCGTGCCAGGCGTGTGATAACCAGCACCGAGTTTCCCAGTCAGCAAGAACTGTTTCGACTTACCACCACGGAGGGAGTAGTTACGAACCAATCCTTTGAAAATTGTTGCGTCGTTGAACGCATTGAACACTTCGCCACTAAAGAGTTTAAGGCTAGTTGCGTAGCGAGTATCATAATCTTGTGAGGGTGTACGTGAGCCGTCGGCTACGTTGTTACCCTGAAAAGCTGTGTAAGTCATTGAATTGAAAAAGAGAATTGTTAATGAGGCAATCCTCTAGCGCTAGAGTTATTTAGTTGTATTGACATTGTGCTCTTTAACTTGAGCGAAGCTTCGCCAAAGGGTTATCCGCCGTAACGGGCCTCGATGGCAATAGGTAGAGGAGGAATCGAACCTCCCATTAAGCACCAGCTCTACCAGACACCCCAGCCTTCCGGAGCCGGGGTTCCATAAACCGTCCCCTCAGGTTTTACAACCGGAAGGTACCTGTACTATTTGCCCAGGGTAGGCACAACCTTTGCGTAAGACACACCGCGATAGGTGAGCTTCGCAAGTCTTGCAGCGGCCTTTTGAGCCTTAACTGCGGAACGCACTTGTACGTCAGTCATGGGATTCTCCAAAAAGCCTAGGCCCCGTTCCATGCACTAGGTGTTATGCGCCCATAAGGGTGAACGAACGTTTTGGAGATCACATAAGGTCGCCAGATCGAGCCAGCTTCTCCTCAACATCCATGCGGTAGGCAGGATCTGTGGAGTAGCGGGGATCACTAATAGCCCGTGCCAGTTCTGCCTGACTACGGAATGACTTGCTCTTACTTGGGGCCTTCTTACCTGTTACCAGTGGAGCCTCATATCCTTCGACAGACTTCCATCGATTACTAAGAGCCTCTACAGCAAAGCTGAGGGCTGCTGCGTTGTTGGAGTTAGCTACAGAGTTAAATGAATCAATCTCCTCAGGGCTGAGGTTCTGGCCTGCCCATTGGATCATCTGACCATAAGCATCATCTCCACCAACAGAATCACGGATAGATTTGAGCTGCTGAGCTGTGGCTACTTCTTGAGTAGTCTTTGCAGTTTGCACAGCATGATATTTAAAGTATGTCTCGATTAGAGACTTACTATCCATAGAGGTAAGAGTCTCCATGTCTTCAGGGGTGAGCCCACCTTCTGTATCAAAGCGGGTAGCGATCTCAGTAAAGGTCTTTACATTTTCACTGATCTCAACCTCTTCCTCTTTCTCCTCCTCAGTAGCCTCTACAGGCTCCTCAGAGGGCTCCTCTTCCTCGTCAGGTTCAGACTTACCGAGCTTAGATTGAAGCTCCTTGTAAGCCTTCAGAAGCTCCTCCTGTGATTTAAACTTACCGTCGATGAG